TCATTGCTTTTCACCATTGCCGATAAGTATGTCTCTTATGGTTTGATGTGGTGTAAGAACATCACCGTCTTGATTATCAAATTCCTTTTCAATTTGTGCTTTCAACTCTTGCTCTATTCTATCAAGTAGCCATACTATAGATTCATTCATTACAGAATATTTTGCAAATACAGAATATTTTGCAAATACCTTATCGATTATACCTTGTGTCATTATCTCATATCCTTGAATGTGGCTTGTCTTATGCAGTTCTTTGCTTGCTCTGTGGTGTGCTTTAAAAGTATCATACCGCAGATTGGGCATATCATTTTGTCAACGTCTTTTATTATTAGTGGCATTAGTATCTTCTTATCTCCTTTTCATGCATTGTATGTATATGTTTATTCTTTGTTGTTTTGGTATTACATTGTAGACCGCAGTATTTACATGGATATGGTCTTCTTCCATCACGCATTGAATCATAGTTCATGTCAAACGCTTTTCTTGTCTGTATAGTAGTAGTTAACTTACGTGGTTTCCAATCTTTGTATTGTATGATGCTAGTCAATATCTTTTGACCTCACTATTATGGAAATTTCTAATATGAAGACGGCGACCAGTCTTTGAAGAAAGTATTTTACCGCAATACTTGCATGGCTTAGATGGAATTGGATGTTGTGTTTTTCCTTTGTGGGTTCGAAAGTAGTTCATGGTCATTCCAATAACTCACCTATTACCTCTTTGAATATCAAACCCTTTAGCATTCCAACTGTTATTAAACACTCTGTATACTTCTTTGATTTGATTTGTTTTTCTAATAGGTTTAGTATTTGTAGTGTAATCATATTAATTCATACTCCTTAATTGAAATGCTAATCTCTGCATTTCTTTCATCATTTCGTTTTTTAATGGCATGTCTGCGGTGTCTAGTAGTTCGGCATATACTTTCAGTTTACGTTGTAATAGTTCTTTATCTTTGATAGAAAAAATAGGGTCTGACATGTTAAGCACTCTCTAATGTCAGATATTTTTTTCCTCGTGGTTGGACTACTCTCACATTCGTTAGTGGTTCTGTGTTTGCGTCAAAGTATTCTCGTAGTGTCTTTATAAGAACGCTACTGAATGTAGAGAACTCGCCTTTGTTTGTCTTGATGTTGCCAACTTCGGTTGGTCTTCCTTGATAATCAATGCTCTTAACTTCGAACGAGTCTATGGATGTAAAAGTATCTCCATTCGTAAGAAGTGGTGGCATGTCTGCGTTTCGTGCTTGCTGGAATTGTTTGAAATCCATTAGTAGTCTATAGGAAAGGAGTTATTAATAAAGTTATTTGCTCTATATAAATATTACATAAAGATTAAATATACTCTTGGGTTTTAGTAGGGTGTTATTAAGGTTTTATAAAAGTTAAAATACACTGTAAAGATTTATATATAAAGACCCCGCATAGGTGGGGGTGTTCGATGGCATTAGATACTCTATTAAAGAGGTAATATTTGAGCCGAACCACCCCACCAGATACGATTGGATTCCCCTGACGTTCCTAAATCTAATCTTGCAAACAGCATTCATTCCGAATACAAAGATGCTTAGCACGCTGTTAGTTAGTCATGCGGGGTTAGGCAAGACTATAAAGTTGGAATACCTTAGACAATTCGAGTTTGTCAAGTATACACTCGATGCCACACCAAAACATATTGCTAATGTATTGGATAGTGCGGATAATGGAAGAACAAAATTTATTGTTATACCTGACTACATTGCAACGTTAGGTCATTCTAACAAGACGGTAGAACTTGCAAGAACTATATTCAGAGCAATGATGGAAGAGGGTATAACAGATATTGATGTATACGGTATGGAGAGACACTTCAAGACTAAAGTTAAAGTTGGCTTGATAAGTGGGATAACACCAGAATACTTTAATCAGAATAGCAGAGTATGGAAGAATGACGGATTTCTTTCTAGGTTCTTACCATTTAGTTATTCGCATTCTGCAACATCAAGAAGCAACGTCATTACAAATATAAGGGACAAGATAGATAGTATTAATCAATTCAAAATGAGTGTCAAGACCAGTGGTGTTAAAGAACCGATTAGAACAATAGAGATAGATAAGGATATACAATTACTGAGTTATAGTTTGCTTGATGCGAAAGAACCACCTTATAGATTATATCAACAATTAATAGCGTTGGCTAATGCAAGTGCTGTATTGCGTGATAGTGAAGAGATAAGCAAACAAGATATTGAAATGATTACATTAATGTCTAATTTCATGAATAGGAAGGAAATGCCATTATGAGTTATAAGGCTAGACCGATTAGACGCAAAAGAAGTAAGGTCATAAGAATACCGTTGTATGTGATGTTGTGCTTGCTCAGTATCATTTCACTTATGGTGATGATATTACGTCAGTGGCCAAAGTGGGATAGTGTGTGAGTCTTGATAAGTATGGTTTCAAATCAGATTACAATGACCTTAGATGCAGAAAGTGTAATTCTATAATTCACAAGTATGGTATAGCGATATTATTAGGAACCACTGTTAAATATGGTTGGTGTAGGTGGTATACTCACGGGGTGAGTGTGGTCAAACTAATGCGTTAGGCTCTGGAATTAACCCCTATATAAATACTAGGTAAGTTTAAATCTAACCAATCGCTGTATAATGTTCCGTGTATAGGGGGGAACTTCTAACATGGCTATGAGTGAAGCAGTTATCAACATCTTCGTTGTCCTACTTTTGGCAGCAATTCTACTCCCAATCGCATTTACGCAAATCTTCAATGCTAATACAACTGGATGGGATAGCAACACAGTAACTATATTCGGCCTATTACCTATCATATCGGTTATAGCGTTGGTCTTGGTGCTGGTATACGCCTATTACCAAAGAACTTAAGTATCAAGACCTACGAAAAGGTCAAATACAAGTCCCCCCTTATGTTTTCTACTAAGGGGAACGTTCCTTAACAAACAAAAGTGAAATCATGAATACAAAAGAAGTCTTTGAAGTGTTCGGTATAATGTTGTTAGCGTTAGTTCTTGCAGTCACATTTCTAACCATGACACGAACATGTGAAACGCTAGACCATAATGGAAATGTGGTCAGCATGAATTGTATGGAGATTAGTTCTTTTGAGAAATAACTATCTCTTGGTTGTGTTTGCAGTATTCAGCGTTATCATGTTAATTTCGCAGAATAATATTCAAAAGGTTTATGCTATATCAGTAACAGAAGTGGCTAATGGTGCTACCAACGATAGTATCACACGAGCGGGTAATTATATTTTTGTTGGTTCTGTAGGTTCTGATAATGTCAAAGTGTATAACTCCAATAGCCCTCATGCTTTGGTAACTACTATAGCAAGTATAACAGACCCTCAAGCATTATATACTAAAACTGATAATGGGAGAGTGTATGCTTTTGGTGCAAGCGTTATATATGAAATTGACCCAGTAAACCATGCTGTATTAAGGACTGTATCGCATGGATGTTTTAATCCACATGCAATGTTTGTGCAATTAACTAATACAGTATATTGTGCGACTACACCATTAACTGCCAACACAATTAAAACTATAAATCTAGATTCAATGTCAGTTACTTCGACATCTGCAACTGTTAATGCTGGTGGTTCACCATGTAATCAGATAACCGATTTATACTACGATTCTACATTAGACAAAATGGTATTGGCATGTGATACTAATAACGTGGTAGCAGTAATAAACGCTTTTACGTCAAGTGCAACACCAGATTATAATTTAGCGCAGCCAGACGCAGGCGATGTAGTATTTTCTAATACTTTTGATAAAGTTATGGTTTGTGGTGATGGGCAAACTACGAGGATACTAGATGATACTGGTAGCGCTTTAGTAGAATCAACAGTGTTTGGAACCTATCAATGTGGCACAGGTGAATCACTACAATATCATAAAACAAGTGAAAGATTTATAGTAGTAGACGACAGTTCTAATTCAGTAATATATATAGACGTAGGATTAGAGACGGTATTAGGTATAGTGACAGTTACAACTGGTTCATTTAATTCACAACAAATATCACCATATAGTAATTCTATTTTATATGGCGCAGAAGGAACGGGAACTAATTGGTTCATATTGGATTCGACTGGTATAAGTTTAGGAAGTGGTGGAACTGGTGGAAGTGGTGGAACAACCACGGGTATAGATTGTACTTTACCAGAGAATGCTAATATATTAATTTGTAGGTTGACTAATGGTGATTGTCAGGGTAGTATATTACATTGTGTTGGGGATACAGTGTTGGGTAATTCAACTGATGATAGTGATGTTGGATTAATAGATGTAATATGTGGTGTTGGTTTTGTAGATTGTGATGCTGACCCAGATATAAGGACTAATGGCATAGGTTATCTTTTACTAGCGGTAGCGCTTGGCATAGAGATAGGTATATTGTGGGTAGCATCTCGTGGTGATTTAAGACAAGTTCCAACATTCATATGGTTTATTGCGACCATTGCTATAATCGCAGCGTTGACTTTGCTTGATTGGATAGACCCCACAATGTTAGTTCTAGGTGTTATAATTGCAGTAGCACTCGCCGCAGCAAAAGCAAGAGGATTCTTTGGGGGTGACTCCTTTTAGTATCTATAATAGGTATGGGTGTCTTTGGTATGATGCTTATTACCATACTTGCAATATTGGGTAATACTTCACCTACTGCATTAGCAAACATAGAAAACCAGTTTGAAAGGTTATCATGTCCCATGCCTTCACAAACTGGTTTATGGAATGACACTGGGGTAATTAGATATAGTAATTTTACTTATAATTATGAAGCAGTTAATCTTAACACTCCAACATTAACATGCACAGAAGTGCATACATTAGATGGGATAGATTATAAATATGGTGCTTCATTCTTAACTCCTGCAGTTGTAGGATGGGCTTATTACATAGGTGATTATATATCAGAATTATTTGCCAATAAAGTATCTGCGATATTTACATTAATTGCTTATGTCTTAACACCAGCAAATCTCAATTTTCTAGGTTTTACTATTGCTGATATTACAGGAGTCGCATTAATGTTTGTAATTGCGCTCTATGTGTTTGCCTATATCTTTATAGGTGCAATGCTGTATAAGATAATAACACCATTCGCAGGTTAGTGATAGAAATGAATATACCAGTAGAACTCTTTTTAGGTGGAATCGTGGTAAGCATAGCATTAGCCATATTTGGATTTATCAGACAACCACAAATTCCAGCAATGCTGGTTTTTGCAGGAATATTTATATTCTCGCTCGCTGTAATTCCAGACGGTATTATTATGGGCAAGATTCCAGAAACTTCTGTTTCAAGTGGTAATACAGTGACCTATACTTTCGTTGATAACGTATTCCCATGGCAAGAACTGAATAAAACAATATTTGGTCTTATCGGTGCAACTATAATGTTATGTGGGGCGATAATGGTTGGCAGAGATTAACAGACAAACAAGTATCTCTATTGGTGCTGGTCTATTCCTAATCTTTGGTATACTTGCATACATTATGATACCAGTAGCATTCCCAGCCGATACAATAATTTTAACTAACCCGCAAGGTGCTGCACCAGTATCATGTTTGCCTAGTGGTGGCTTTGTTCTTGCGCAGAACTTGACAGATTTGTGTGATGTTGTAATTATCAGTCCCTCAACGGGTCAAATAATAGAATATAACGGCACTCAATGGGTTAATGTTGCTTCTACTACATTCAATGATACCACGACATGCACCAATATAGGAACTGGAACTGCATATGTTTGTGTTGAAGGCACTAATGTAGACTTGCGTAGTTTACTTGCTGGTGCTGGTATTAGCGTTAGTAATAACACCAACACAATTACAATAACAAATACCGCACCAGATAATACAGTATGTGCTAATGTAGGTGCTGGTTCTCAGGTATACAAAGATGGAGAATGTAATTTCAGAACATTAACCGAAGGCGCTAATATAGATTTAACACAGAATACAGACGATATAACAATCGCTGTTACTGGAATAACTGGAGAGTCTACAGTTTGCACTAATTTGGGTTCAGTTGGTGAAGGCATATATGTTTCAGGTAATTGTAATTTTAAGAAACTACTTGCTGGTTCTGGTATAACATTAAGTTCTAATGGCACTCGAATAACAATTACTAATTCACTACCAGAAGCAACAGTATGTAATAATGTAGGAACTGGAAATCAACTTTGCAGTGGTGGTAATGTAAACATTGATACTTTAATCGCTGGAACTGGTATAACAATAAGTGATACAACAGATGATTGGACTTTTGCTTCTCAATGTGCTAATACTGGAACTGGAGAGCCAGTATGTGAATCAAGTAATAACATCAATAGTCTAATAGCTTCAACTGGTATTACTATAGCAGATACTACAGGAGATTTAACAGTAACTAATACAGGAGTAATTTCTAATACTTGCAGTTTAGGAATAGTTTGTTCTGGAACTAACCCTAGTGCTTTTACAGCAGATTGGCAATTACTTTGTTCTGCAACTGGAACTGGTGCAACATTAAGTTGTTCTAGTTTTCCAGCAAGAACATATCTGCATATATCAATAATCTATGTATCTGGGAGTGGTGGGACTGCAATGACTCCAGCATATCAATTTAATTCTGATACAGGTGCTAATTATTCATGGAGAAATTCCAACAATGGTGGTGCTGATACAACAAATACTGGAGTTACAAGTTGCACTATAAGGGGTGCAAACAGTATAGCATCTAATGGTGGTGGTATAATCATACTTGGTATAGAAAATGTTTCAGCACTTAGAAAAATAGTCAGAGGTAATGAAGGAACTGGCATGGATAGTTCAAGTGCTACTGCACCCAGTAAGAATGATAATACATGTAAGTGGGACAATACAGCAAGTCAGATTACAACAATAACATTAACCACAACAGGTGGAACAAACACTTATACAACAGGAACACAAATTAGTGTGTGGGGACATAATTAATGAATAAATATCTATATGGTTACATCTTTGTGATAATCGCTGTAATATCAACTGTGGGATTCACCTTCTATTATGTTGATGCTCAAATCAGAACCATAACAGTAGATAATTCTAATCGCAGAGAATATACTTATTGCCCTATCAATGACCAACTAGCAAAGACAAACATAAGTGTAGAGGGTTGTCCATTAGTAAGGGTTTATGTTAACAATTGGAGTCAACTCACATCATTACAACAAACCACAATAGATACTCAGATTAGAGGATTAGGTTTTGTTGATGCTGGTGAGCATATAATACGTTAAACTAATGAAGTGTCAACGCAACAAGTCATGTAAGGCTATAGCAACGTGTCAGATTCAAGACTTGTATGTATGTCCCGCTTGCTTTGGTGAGATATTATTGAAAAAATTAATAGACTTGGGGGGAAGATTACCATACCATAATACATTTAAAGCACGTGAAGAAAAACGTTTAGAAATGAACAAGTTAGATACTGAGGGAACTATGCCATGAGTAAAGATTCAAATAATAGACTAGAGGTTAATAATTATTGGCTAAAAGAAATGTTTTAGTTTGTCACATCATGCAAGACATGATAAATGAAGTGGGACTGGTCAAGACCAAACTATACTCACAAGAGATTCAATGGAAAAAGAGAATGTGGCCTATTGCTTCTGATGCTGTAGCATGGAAGGATAAGAAAGGAATAAGTCACATGTTCTTCGATGTTAACGAGAGTGATGGAATAATCAGGTTCTTGACACCAGATAAAATGAATTACACTGGTATTGACAAGTGTGCTGAATGTGGTAATAGAATATCAATAGATGCCAAGAACACATACGACTTGCTAAAGAGAAAAACAATTAACGCTATCTGGGGTCTTGACCAATCTCATATCGTATTGCTAATGATACTTGGTATAGTTGCACTAATTGCACTTGCTGGAATATTCTACCTGATAGGTGAAAACAAGAACTTGCAAACACAATTAAACAAATACTTACCACCACCCACAGCGAAACTTTTAATACCACTCACGGAGATAGTAGTATATGGCAACTAGGAAATGTATCGAATGTGGTGAAATACTCTCTATCTGTTTCAAGGAGGGACAGTTTTGAGTAATCCAACATCAGCACCAGTGCCTATAGACCCTAACCTAGAAGCACAAAAAGCGCAGTTGGCTAACGCTAACGCTGCGATTATCGAAATGATTAGCAAGCAGAGCAATTTGGATAAAATGATGGTTCTTATGGAGTTCTTAAAATCATATGATATAGAAGTTAACGTTGCTGGTGAACTAAAGAAAGTAAATAGCCAAGAGTTCTTAACAGAGTTACCTAACGTCAACTATACAAAGTTGTTAACAAAGAATGAAACATGGCGTAGAACTGTCAAAGAACATTTCCACTTAACACATATAGATGAAGAAAAGATAGTAGGTGCAATGGATAAAGAGTTTATGTTTAAGATGATACCACATAAGAGAAAGAGAGAGCAAGCAATAATCAACGGACTAAAGAACGACATTGCTGGAACTGAAATAATACCACAAAACACCAGAAAGAAAAGATTCTTTGGAATGATATAACATGGAGAAAGAGTTTGGCCTATTAATAATGTCGATAATACCAATTACCATAATGACTGGGTTGGCTTTGATATTAGTCGATTGGCTTGATAAATTAAGAACACTGCATAAGACTGGAACACTGATAACAAAAAAAGGAGTGTATACATTTAGACATGGTTGATTGGGGTTTGATAGTCGGTATTGAAATAGGCCTAATAATAGGTTTAATTGTTGGTGCTTATAACTTTGGAAAACTAACCAAATTAGGCAAGTTAAGCACCAAGAAAGGAGATTACACTTTCACCAAAAAACCCAAAGAGGAAAAGAAATAATGGTTTTATTCATATACAGAGAAAAACAAAGATGTAGTGTATGCAATAAGAAATTCCCACCAGTATATTGTAAGATATGCAAACATAGAGATTTTACAGCATGCCCCGAATGCCATAAGAAATGTTCGTTTCATAAAAGGAGTCTAAGCAGACTTGCTTGACTCTATCAAAGACAAGTTCGACGAATACAGTGATTATCTAACAGATGCTAATGATTTAATATCAAACACACTCAGTATGCTAAAGGATAATATTCTGAGTAGGGTTCATAAATGAGAAAGTGTCTTTGTGGTCATAAACTAACCAGTCAAACAAAGAGCGATTTATGCCACTGGTGTAAAAGAAAGTTTTGTTTCTATACAAATAGACCCATGACAATAGTAGTGAAGTTGTTATGTTAAATTGCTATAAATGTAAGACTGACTTGTCAAGTATGGCATACAATAGATGTAAGGATTGTAATAATGTTCTATGTGATAAGTGCTATGAATCACATTATCATGGCTTGAGTATGGAAGATGTAGTCAAGAAAATAAATAGTGTGTTAAAGAACGAACACCTATCAGATAGACAAAAACTTGTTATGATTATGGAGTTAGTTAAACAATGACTGATTACATTTGTCCAATATGCCTAGACCATGTTAACTTAGTGGTATACCATAAGACAACAATGCGAAAAAACCTGTATGTATATAAATATCTGAAATGCACTAATGAATTATGTGGTGTAAGTATAAGACTGAGGTTTGACCCAAAATGACTGGAATAGCATTCATTGGCCCACCTAGAAGTGGTAAGACCTTATTCATGACATTCCATGCATACAATGACTATATCAATGGTCATGCTATATTCTCTAACTACAAACTAATGTTCCCACATACATTAATGTCACCTTACGACATGCTCAAAATACCATTCGATGATGTAGATAGAAATCCTAAAACACTTTGTATTCAAGAGGCAAGTAAATGGTTTGATACTAGGCGTAGTCTACGCAATGAAAATGTATTACTTTCTTCACTAACTGGTCAAGCAGGTAAACGTAACCTATCATTGTATTTCGATGACCAATATTTTGAAAGAATAGACAGAGAACTACGCAGAAGCGCAGAATTTGTTTATCACTGTCGTTGTCACTCTGTGAAGATAGGTAGAATTGAAACCCCATTAGCATTCGAATACATTAGAGAAAATATGTATACTGGTGAATACAACAAACTAACACCTATACCAGCAACTTTGCTAGCACCTTACTTCGATATGTATGACAGTTATCAAGCAACTATACCCATGACAGTAGGTAAATCAATGAAGGAGTTAGACAAGTTATATGCAAGAGAACCAGACATTGAACAAGAAGCAGATTAACCTATTATTCTTGATAGGTTGCGCTATACTAATACCTGCCGTAGGTGGTAGCATAAGACTTGCTATAGACCAACTACTATACCCACAACTGATAATTACACTATTAATAACAATTATACTCTTTATTATTATAATCAAGTGTAGTAGGTCAGTATATTCAAGACAATACAAAACTATTAATACTGAAGAGTCTATACTCTAGGTATGGACAAAATAACATTGAACTATCTGAATAAGATAGGAACAATATTTGAGAAGCAAGCAGAGATAAACCAACAACTACAGAAGCAAATAAATCACCTAGAACAAGAAGTATTCCACCTTAAAGAAATGAAGAAATGGATTGCAAAAGACATTGATGCAATAGAGAGGAAGATACAATAA